AACAATCTGATTGTATATGCAAAGGACAGGGCTTGAAACAGTACCCGCAAGAAATTCAGGACGCATCCAAACGGCTTTACCTGCGCCGGCACAAACCCAAAGAAATCGCGGATGTGCTGGGGGTTCCGCTGCGCACCATTTACGACTGGCGGACCAAGGGGGAATGGGACGATCTCTTGTCCGATGAAACCATTGAAGAATCCTTTGCCCGGCGCCTGGCTGTGCTGGCGGAAAAAGATCCCAAAACAAAAATAGATATCGCGGAGATGGAAACCCTGACCGGTTCCCTGGTCAAACTGCGCAATGCCCGGGCCGCCTTGATCGACACCCAGGCCAGTTCCCAGGCCGGGAACAATGGCCAGTGGGATGCCGGGTCCGGCACCGGCGGCCCGGGGTCCGGCGGCAAGGCAAAGAAAAAAACAAAAGGGAAAAAAAGGAAAAACGACGTCTCCCGGATCACGGCGGATGATTTCAAGGAAAAACTGCACCACGCCTATTTTGAATATCAGCTGGCCCTGCGGGAAGCCCGGCGCCAGCGGGTGCGCATGCTGCTCAAATCCCGGCAGATCGGTGCCACCTGGTACATTGCCCAGGAAGCGTTTGAAGATGCCACCCTGGAAGGGCGCAATAAAATATTTCTGTCCGCCACCCGGGCCCAGGCCGAAGTGTTCCGCCGGTATATTGTTTCCTGCGCAAGGCAGCATTTTGACATTGACCTGACCGGGAACCCCATCATTTTGAACACGGCCAAAGGCCCGGCAGAACTGCACTTTCTTTCCAACAATTCCAAGTCGGCCCAGTCCTATACCGGGGATGTGATAATCGATGAGTTTTTCTGGATACAGGGATTCAACAATCTATATAAGGTGGCCTCGGGCATGGCCACGCATAAAAAGTGGACCAAAACCCTGATGTCCACCCCGTCGGCCGTGACCCATGAGGCCTATGATTTGTGGACCGGGGACCGGTACAACCAGCGGTTCAAAAAAAAGCGGGTGGAGTTTCCCGGGTTCAAGCAGATGCAGTCCGGGATTTTGTGCCCGGACAATGTGTTCCGCAAGATCATCACCATCGAGGATGCCATTGCCGGCGGGTGCAACCTGTTTGACCTGCATGATCTGAAAAACGAATACAGCCCGTCGGAGTTTGACAATTTGTTCATGTGCCTGTTTGTGGATGACACCTTCGGCGTATTCCGGTTTGCCGATCTGGAGGACTGCCAGACAGACACCAGCCTGTGGACGGACATCGATCATTCCGCCCGGCGCCCGGCAGGCAACCGCCCGGTGTGGGGCGGGTATGATCCCTCACGCACCAGAGACGATGCCTCGTTTGTGATCCTTTTGCCCCCTATCAAAAAAGGGGACCGGTTCCGGGTGATCAAAAGAGAAAAATGGGTGGACAAAAGTTTCACCTGGCAGGCGGCTGAAATCAAAAAGCTGTGCGACCAGTACAATTTTCAATACATCGGCATCGATATCACAGGGCCGGGTGTGGGGGTGTACGAAAATGTGAAAAACTTTTATCCCCAGGTCACACCGATTCATTATTCCGTGTCCAACAAAAGCCATATGGTGCTCAAGGCCCATGAGGTGATCGAAGCCAAACGGATCCAGTGGGATGCGTCAGAAACCACTATCGCCCATGCGTTCCTGACCATCCGCAAAATCATGACCCCGGGGGGACAGATCACCTATGCAGCCAACCGGACCAACACCACCGGGCATGCCGATGTGGCATGGGCCATCATGCACGCCCTGGCCAACGAGCCCATCAGCCACGACCAGGCCGCCGGCGCCACCGTGGAGTGCCTGTAACCATTTTACTTATCACTGATAACATTAAAAAAGAGGTAGACAAATGACAAAGAAAACAGAGAAAACCGCCCCTGCTGACAGCCCGGCCGCCGATGCCGGGGTATTCACGTTTGGTGATCCGGAACCGGTCCTGGACCGGCAGCTCACAGAATACCTAGGCGTCTGGCTGCTGGATAACGGCACCTACTACAGCACCCCGGTGTCTTTGCCCGGCCTGGCCCGGCTGCGGGGTGCCAATGCCTACCATGCCCCGCTTTTGGAATTCAAGGTCAATATGATTTTGCGGGCGTGCAACCCTTCACCGGCTGTGCCGCTGTCTGTGCTGCTGCCGTTTGTCACGGATTTTGTCACGTTCATGAATGCGTATTTCCAGAAAATCAGAAACCGCCTGGGGGAAGTGGTGGAACTGCGGCATTTGCCGGCCATCAACATGCGCCGGATGAAAGAGCCGAACCGGTACTGCATGCTCAATCCGGACGGGCATATCAAAGGGCACCGCACCGACTTTGACCCGGGCGAGGTGCTGCACATCAAAAACTATGATGTGTCCCAGACCATATATGGTATCCCCTCGTACCTGGGCGCCATCCAGTCCATGCTGCTCAATGAAGATGCCACCCTGTTCAGGCGCCGGTATTATCTCAACGGCGCCCATGTGGGATATATCTTTTATTCGGCCGCCGCGAACCTGGGGGATCCGGAGAAAAACGCGATCCGGGATGCGGTCAAATCCGCCAAGAAGCTGGGCAATTTCCGGAACCTGTTTCTGCACATTCCCAACGGCCGGGAAAAAGACGTTCAGATCATTCCGGTGGGAGACTTCTCCACCAAGGATGAGCTGGAAAAGATCAAGAACATCTCCAGAGACGACATCATCGCGGCACACCGGATCCCGCCGGCCCTGGCATCGATCGTTCCGGCAGAGGCCCGGGGCGGGTATGGGGACATGACCAAGGCAGATCAGGTGTATGAGAAAAACGAGATCGTGCCGCTGCGGCGCTACCTCATGCAGATCAATGATCATCTGCCCGGCCGGCTGTGGATCTCTTTTGATGATCCGCCGGACCCGGTATAACAGACAAGGAGACCTAAAAAAAGGATGGCCGTCAGAATCACATGCAACCGGTGCGGGTCCATTGCCACCATCCAGTCCAGTGCGGCGGAATCAGATGCGGTGAAAAAACTGTACTGTTCATGCAACAATCCGGACTGCGGCCACACCTTTGTCATGACCCTGGAATTTTCACACACCCTGTCCCCGTCCGCGCTGGACATGCCGGCTTCGGTGCTGGACCGGATCCGGCATGCCAGCCGCATGGAACAAAAAAAGATCTTTGACCGGATGTTGCCGGGATGACATCTTCCCCGGGATCCCCTGGATCATATCCCCGGCATCGGGCAGATGATCCAGGGCGTTGGGTCAAGGGTCATCCCCGGCGGGTCATCACCTGGGCCGCGGTATGGGCCCCGTGGATATATCCGTCCACCAGGCTGAAGGCCCGGGCGCTCATGCGCTCGATCTCCAAAAGCCGGATCAGGATGGTTTCCATCTGGGAGCCCGAAGCGATGCCTGTCACGGCCGGGATGGTGGACGGCTTGCGGGTGCGAAGGGATGCGCGGGAATCTGTGGCGGGAAAATCGATAATCGTGGTCATGGGTCTTGTCTCCTTGGATATGGGTTATGACCCGCCGATGTCCTTCGACAGACAAAAAGCGGGCCGGATCCGGTTCGAAGCCGGCATCCAAGGAAAACCGGTGGACCCGAAGGCCCCCAGACCCGGCCCGCGAATTAAGATTGTAACACGGACCGCACACAGACAAAAAGCGCCGATGTTCCGGCGCTGCCTGCGCCTCGGATCTGTCCGGCTTCGAAACCGGGCCGGGGAATCTGCCCCGGCAAGTGTGTTTGTACTATGGTTAAGTTAACTTTGTCAAATCTTTATTTTTCTCAAACACCCAGCACCTGACCGTCTTTTTCAAATAAGGACTCCAGACAGCCCGATTGCTTTCCAAAAACAAAGGATCTTTGCTGGCCCTTAATGCATGTTTTAAATTATTTAGAAAAAATGGCTTGATGCTGTTTGCCAGACACTTGGTGTTGAAATGATGGAGGTTGATCATAATAAGCTTGTCATCATTTGAATAATCAATGCTTTCTGGGTTAGAGTCTTTTCCCATAAGATCAGCATATGTATCCCAGAAACGTTTGCGCATTTTTATTTTGGCAGGGGTTTCACTAATGGTGCCGTATGAATCCCCCACCGCAGCATTGGGAACAAGCCCCATAATTTCAAGCAGGACCCGTTCCCGTGATCCATGATCCACCACTCCTTTGACAACAGAGGTCAAAATATATTGGATCATAGCTGGTGGATTTTTAATATTTACCGGTGAGCCAGACATCCGCTGCTGGTCAATCAAATCCTGGAGGCGTTCAATGGTTTCATCCTGGATGTCTATTTTCATCTTTATTCCCCCCACTTTACAGTTAAATTAATTGGTCAACCCAGTATTATATATGACCATGATCAATGTCAATTTTTTTGTATGGGGTTAACAAGATTTGATGTTAATGTGAAACTCTGGGTAGGTAAACAACGAAACGCAAAGGTAAGTTGGTAATGAATCTGATTCATAAAATGGATATGCACGATACAACAGGGATAGGCTTGTTTTTGGCCATAAATTGAAAGGTAATTTCAAGGTTATATGAGGTATGTACATTTTTGAATATTAAATAATTACAGATACTTATGTGGTTAGGAAAATAAAGGAAAAAAGTTGAATGAAAAGGTAATTTAATTACCAGACCTAACCCTTAGTGGTAATGGAATAAAGTATTGATATTATTGAATATAGTTTATGTTTTTGACCATTATTACCAAATTACCTTTTTTTTTTTTTGTAAACCTACCCAGAGTTTGTTCCAGGTACGCGCGCACACACGCACGTGACACATTAATAATTATCCCCTGTTATATTATATAGTTATGGCTTTGAAAAGCCGCCGTGCAGACAGCCCGGATGTTAACCTCTGTTTTTTTGTCTCTCAAAAAGGTAATTGATTCATCTGGGGTTCAATCTTTTTGGATGGAGGTTAACGAGAAAATCAATTTCTGGAACATGGCCACCGCATCATTATATAGTGGCCAGGCTGCCCGGCAGACCGTCTGCCTTTTGAAAACCTTTTGGATGGTTTTGGATGGAAAAGCGAAATTATAATTATTTGATTTTATTAGAAAAAATGGCGGAAGTGCATGGGAATCGAACCAAAGCATATGATAATAATCTTTTGTTATTTCAGTTACTTATCGTTTCTGTTTTTGGATATTGGATAGTTTTGGATGGTTCGTGACATCAGGTCGCGTTTCTGTTTCACTTCAGTTCTGGCATAAGCTCGGACAGAATCAATCCGTGCATGGTCTGTGATAATCTGTAACTCAGATTCTGACAGACCTTTTTCATTGATATACTGACTGCATGAGCTGTGCTTTAATCCGGAATACAAATCAATGTTTTCCCCTGCTGCATCACATGCTTTTTTCCAGATGATATTCAGTGCCTCCCCTGTGTATCTTTTGCCTGGTTGCCGGGCAAGTGGATTCACAAACAGAAATGGTGACAGTATCCTGTGACGCTTTTGTTTGATCGATTCGATCTCAAGATATGGTTCAAAATCAGGATGACACGGGATGGTATGGATCTCTCCTGTTTTTGTTTTGGACTGGATTTTTCTGGCTGAGATGGATCTGCATATGGTGAAAACTCCGTCCTGGTAATCCTGTTTCTGGATGGCACAGGCCTCCGCCGGTCGGCGAAGATGATATTTCAAAAAGTAAAAAATCGGCTGGTGGTCTTCTGGGATCTGTTCAATGATGTGCAGCTGCCTGGATTCAGGCAGCCATTTTATAACCGGGCGGCTGTGCTGATATTTTTTTTTCCTTGGGAACGATGGCACAGTATTAATTTTTCTTGCCCTCTTGGCTTCGTCCAGGATCAGGTGCATGCAGTACATGATATTTATTTGCGTTTTTGGGGAAAGCCCTTTGGCTTTAAGATCCCTGCGCAGCCGTTCAAGGATATCCAGCTGGACATCGGGAAGGGACAGTTGGCTGTGTTGTTCAAAAAAAGGGCGGATATGGTTTTTGACGTAAGATCTATATCCTTTATAAGTCGCCGGGCTCAGATCTTCAGCATTCTTCAACCATGATTCAATGAACGGGATGACATCGGAAAAACCTTTTTTCAGATATTTATCCAGATAAAAGGTGCCGTTTTCATAATCAGACTGCATGGTGGCCAGCAGCTTTTCCGCCATCCGGCGGGATTCAAGCTTGATACCTTTGTAATGGTATATCTTGACATCCCGCTTTCTGGCAGAATCGTACCACCGGACAAACCATGAGCCCTTATAGGCCAGGACTGTCCCTTTCATACATTCTCCCTGGATGGGAGAATTATATATCTTGGTGTGTTCTGTCAATTAAAAAATTAACTTAACCGGTTTTTAAATAATTCTTTTGTCCCCATCAAATGTGATTTCCCCATCTGTCTTGGCCAATCAATAAACATTTCAAAAAAACCAAGATGTCCGTTGCATTTGATAAAAGGATATTCAACAGGCGAATCAAAAACAAAAGCGTATGGACCTGAAAACCATTCTGACGGGTGATCCTCAACGCAGTCTGTCATGGTGACAGCGCCGATAATCCCCCCTCTTAATTTTCTTGCTTTTAGAAGAATATCTGACATCTCCTTGCTGTATGGGAAATTTTGCATTATCCAGAACTCCCCGTCATAGTCATATTTTTTTGATGCATGTATCAACAGCCTTCCCTTGTAGTTGCTCTTCCACGTTCTGTTTTCAACAGGCTTCGGCCCGTTGATAATCATGCTGGCCCAGGGTTGTCTTATGCTTAAGGTTTTCATTTTTTTATTCCTATCTCTGTTATTTTGGGCTTCATGAATATATACCAGTGAGTCATCGCCTTGCGGCCGCTTCGGTGCCCGAACAGTGGAGGGTGCGTGGCCACCGACAGAACATCTGCGACTGGTACTTGCGTCTCATTCCACTTGAAGACCAATACGCCATCCTGTTTCAGTACACGGAAGCATTCATCGAAGCCTCGCGCTAAATCATTTTTCCACTCATGCCCCAACTTTCCGTACTTCGCAGCCAACCAGCTTTTTGGTCCTGCGCGTATAAGATGCGGAGGATCAAAAACAACGAGCCGAAACGATTCATCGGGGTAGGGCATGTTCCGAAAATCCACCAACTGATCCGGGTCTATTACAACCTTGCGGGTCCCGTCTATCCTCCCGTGAGATCGATCTCTTACCTCCACTGTTTCCCGTCTATTATCGACATACAAAACATCATGATTCCCACGATCAAACCACATCATGCGGCTTCCGCAACATGCATCCAGGATAGGTGGTAGGCCAGCGTCATGCAGGGTCACTGGCTTGTATTCAGTCTTTTTCATAAGTTGATTCTCCTTGGTGTTTATTTTTTACCGGCGGCATCTATCATGGATCAAAAACATCTGCCCGAACCTGGCCCAGGCCGTGAATTCAAAATATGGTTCCTGGCCGATAGGTTCTCCGCATATCAAGCAAGGGTGCCACGGCACGGCATTGAGATCATATCCCCATTTTGGGTGAGGGTTTTTATTCTGATCTGCCCGGCATAACCCGCAGTCACAATCTTTGCCACTCATTAGACACCCCCGTTTCCGAAGATAAGGCCGACTACCGTCATAATGATGGTAACCAAAACAATAGCAACTCGATGTATTAATGGCGTGCCTGCTATCATATTATCTTCCTTCAGGCCTTTTTTTCCAAAGACTTCAGCTTCCCGGTCAGCATCTTGATCATTCCGGATCTCTGCATGTGCGTCCTTTCATGTTCCAGGGCCAGGCGCACCACAGCCGGATCGGTGACAAATCGTAACGATGACCTGCAATCCTGCACCGAAGTGCTGACCATCCGGACGTGTGCCGGGGTGTTTTTGTAATAATCATAAGGATCTGTCATTGTGGCACTCCTTTCTTAAAATGGCAGTTGGTTTGTTTTTGTTTTATTAGTTTTTGGGCGGTATGACATTCGCGGTATGCTTTTTTTCTGTATTTCGAATCGATCTTGATATCCCCGCCTAAACTGATTCTTTTACCAGTGATTCCGCATTTTGAGCAAAAATACAAATCGACGGAGTTGCCCCTAAAAGAAACGGACATTCCGTCAGTTCTCTTTATCCAATCATGGTATTTATCGTTCGACGCATTTTTCAGCACTACATCCAAAAGAGTCCTTGGTCTTTCTCCTGGCCGCAAAGTTCGGTTGAATCTGTCAATAATCTTAGCCGCCCAGGCCTTTGGATCAGATATGTTCTTTTCGTAATCTTCCCACCACTGCTCTTTCTCATCTTTGACTAATATCTTAAATTTCATGCTGTTCTCCTTTCATCCACGGCCGAAGATTCCCGCATGGCACTGCCACACGAGTTCCCCGGATATCGATCAGATGGTTTCTCGGTTTACCTTTGCCGGCCGTCAGCACGGTGCCGGTTTTGCCGTGATGCGGCATTGACCGGTTGCTTTGCCGGTACCAGACTTGGACTGTTTGCCCTGGGCGCGGGTTAATCATCATGATGACTCCTTGTTCTCGTTCCGGGTTGCCACCCGCTTTAAAATCAGGTATCCCAGCAAATCCAGTTCCGCGTCTTCCATGTCATCGTCCTGGGCAGAGCGAAGCCGGGACAGCTTGTCATCGATCCGGACATTGATCTGTTCAACCGGGGCAGCGCTGGAGAAGATCCGCAAAGGGCTTATGGCTGAATTCCCGTACTTTCTATTTTTCTCCAGCAGCATATCCATGACTTTTTTGCACTCCTCCTTGATCATTTGCTGTGTGGTGTCCATTATTTTTTCTCCCCATAATCGATTCCAGAAAATACCGGTTCCTTAAATTGATGAAACGGCCGGGACGGATTCTCCAGGCAGGTGCGCATGGCTTTGACATCCAGCCGGCATCCATAGCCGTCGGCAAACCAGGGCGCATATATATTTTTTGCGCAGTTTGCACACACCCTTTTGTCATTTGAAATGATTGGTGCATTCGGATCTGCAATCATTTTCCGGTCACCTCCTTTAAAAGTTTTCGTGCGGCGTCTCCCCGGTCCAGCAGGGTCAGGTCCCGCCAGTCTGTCTTGGCGTAAAACTTCAGCGCGTCCACCAGTTTTTTATTTTGCGCGGTACACTCTTTGATTGTCATTTTTATTTCGTCATAGACTACCTGGTATTCAGATTGAGATTCAGATGACAGATTTAAATTTTCGGCAGTACTCATTTTTTTTTCTTCTCCTTTCAGTAAAAATTATTTTGAAATTATTTTTTAAACACCCAGCACTTGACTGTGCGTTTATTGAACCGGTCCCACACGGCCCGGTTTTTATCCACGAGCTTGTATCGCTTGGAATTGCTCAGATGTTTTTTCAACAAAGACATGTCAGGCACTTCCTGTTGATGATACACACACATGGCCCGGTAATGGTTCAGGCTGACCGCGATGTACCGGTCATCGGTGGAAAGATCCATGCCGCCTTCTTTTTCATCGTTGATGTAGTGAAATGTTTCCCAGAACTTTTCCACGGTGGGATGATCAGCCGCCAGTTTTTCCTGCCGGGCCTTGGCCCGGTTGCCCAGGTAGCAGATGAAATCATGGATTGTGTCATTGGGCAGATCCGGAAAAATCACCTGCATGGCATGGGCCAGGGCCGCCAGCTGGGAATGGGTTTTGATGATCCGCTGGTGCCGGATCCCGCCCTCGGCAAAGAACGGTTCCATTTTTTTGAATTCTCTGAAAAACACAGACAGGATCTTTTTTTCG